ATAAAGTCAAACCGGGCAATCTTAATCATGTCGAACAACTCACGCGGATTCTTGGCATTTACTGCGGCAATGGTCTTGGAACCTACAATGCCATCCACCGTAACACCAAGCAAGCGTTGAGGTATCTTTATTCCGTGCGCACCGGATGCCCACACCCAGTCCACAAGAATATTTGCCACAGACTGATCCTGTATCAAATCAGCTTTCCATCTATCCCAATAATGTGGTTTGAGTACACGATTAACAACATCTTCACGGGTAAGTATGTGTAAATCATCCACATCTATATCACCGTCACCATCCTTATCATAGCCGCACGATTTCCATGTGCCGATAGTCACACCCATATTGGTAGCCCCTCCCAAATCATCAGGATCATCAATAAAACCGCCTTCCCACTTTAGGATAAACGGTGCAAGTTTATTCACATCAGCCATTTTTATTTTCCTCTTTATCTTTTAATTTATCCACTAAATGATTAAACTTGGTTGTTACATAAACTCCGATACCAAATATGCCTCCGGCATACATCAAGCATTGAGCAAAAAGCCACAATACGGATTCATGTATCTGACCTGTCGGTTCCACAATGAACCCCGCCACAGACAAGCCAACACCAGCCACTAACATACTCACTGCTGTATAAATCTGCACTTCCTCTTTTGTTTCTTTCTTCATGATATTTTTTATGCCGCTTTATAAAAACAGGCACAAACCAACCAATAAATAACAATATAAAAAAAGACAAGAAAAATTGATTATAAAGCTTTCTGCTAAACCCAATAGTAGAAATCTAGTAGAAATATTAACATACAAACACTTATTTCTACTGAATATCTACCACTATTCAATAAAATGATATTATCAATTGATATTCAACTTATCATCCAAGTTCCGGCGGAACTTAGGCGAATAATAGAATACAATATGGTAAAAATGCATAAACTGACCAAGGGTGGACAAACCATTTACCCGGCTACTATCTATGATGCGGTGGTCAATCCCAAAACGCGTAAGAGTCTGGCTACAGAAATGTCGGGGTTAAATAAAGGAAGTGCCATTTCAACACAATTTGATACAGATTTTTCAAAAACCAGACTTGGAATTCCAAAAGAAAATAGAAGTACAGGAAAGATTTTAAGTTATAGGAATGGAGCAACTGGGGAACTCACTGTTGAAATGTATATGGGAACATCTATGGATGATCAATATTGGAGCGATGATTTATTCTGGAGCCCATTGCTGCCATCGACCAAGTTTCCCTTTATCAATATCACGGCAATAACCGGCAATAATTACAATACGCCCGATACTGCCAGGAATGCTCTGCCGAATACTTACAATAAAAAAATCGGATTGGTTTTCACTTATAGAGATTTGACAAACAGATATAGGGTATATTTGTATAATTCTGAAACGAGTAATTATATACCGCTTGATTCTTACATGTACGATTATCCCTATAAAAACAGTATAGGATTAACGATACAAGATTACGGGAGTGTGATAAGAGAAGTATGTGCAATATATTCCGTCCCCGTAATTGATATAAATGCATTAAGTGGAATATCAACACTTAATATCACAACGTATCTGCAAGACCAGGTTCATCCAAATTCCGCAGGAGGCATGAAGATAGCTAACGTTGTTATTGATGCTTTAATTCAATATGTTCTTATGGATCTAACCAATCCTTACATCGAAGATACAAAAATGTAAAATTATGATAATTAAAAAGTTAATCACTAAAATAATGTTCCGTCTGTCTGTGGAGATACACCCAAATGCAGAATGGTTCTAGGGGTAAAGGGCTGATCTTGGTGTAGGTCAGCCCTTATGCTTAAAACCATTCCGCATCCGGATGCACTTCAATGGACAGATGGTTCATTATTCTGATGATTAATTTTCGTATCATAACTATACGTTTTGAGTGTTACTGATAACTTTCCGGGTTACTCTACTAGGGTTGTAATTTCAAAAGGTTTGCCTACAGCAGCTTTGACAGCGCGTATTATCAATGCAAAGTTCTCCTCATCTACAGGCGTACACAATTGTTCTCTGTAATCTCCCCCTCCTTGAGATATTCTATAGCTACAGTCTGCGATATCAAGATTGTATATTTTCGCCATAAAAGATTGGAATAAAGTTGCGGCAACCAAATATCTTGTTATGCCAAAATCCGCATGAATGGTATCACGAGTAAAGTCATTCTTGTTCTTCCAGTTCGCCACGTTGTTCATAAACGGATAAGTATCAGAAACGGTAGTCAAATCGGTAATAGTTTCAGCCTCCTGAATAGTTGGGATTGCAGGTGAAGCGGAAGCATAATTTGTAGACTGTCTTAGTTGTGTGACAGTTCTTGCATTCTGAACCGCTGTTCCGGATGGAATGATGAATTTGACATCCGGGCAATTGGATATGCAGTCCTTGTAGTTTTTGGCAATATTACGCCACATACCCAATTGTCTTTCCTTTTGGTTGTTTCCATAACTCAACCAGTGATCATCATCTGCACCATTGGGGCCGTGCGACTCGGAGATTGTATGATAAATGCTGAACGCCCAAGTCATGTTCATACAGAATACAGGATTACTATAGAGACAGGCTTTTTTACACAAGTCGATCAATTCTTGTACTATGTTCCTTGTTATTTGTCCATCTTCTCCTTTTTCCCAAAAAGAGGATTGGTCCTCATAAGGGGATTGATAAGCCCCGTTTTGCATGATGATGAAGTCCCACGCTTCATCAGCCAACAACCAGTCCATCAAGACTGTGTCATTTGCCGGTGCAGGTTCCCCTTCATCCGTTATATCAGAATCAGGCTCGCTGGACCATTTTCCTGTCGTACCGTTATATTGTTCCCATGTCGTTGCCTGATATTTCCATTTATAATACGTAACTCCCTTATTTACTTGAAACCTTTTCAAAAAAACATCTAAAGTGGCTGCACCTATATAAGCATTTCCCCAAATTACATTTTTGCCAAATGAAGCACAAATGTTACCTACTTCTCTGACTGTATCCACACCGAAGGATGATCCGATAAAAAGAACTTTCAGCGCTTCTTTATAGGACTGATCTTTATGTTCCATAGATTCCAACCTTTCATTCAAATCCTTGATATTGGCTTCGGTCTCATCCCTGTTTTTCTCAACTTTCTGATCCAGTTCGGATATCTGACCTTTAAGCCCGGTCTGAATATAGGGAATACCATATATTTTTAAAGATTTCATCCATTGTTCCTGATTATCCTCTGTTATTGAAGCTATACCTATATGTAGTCCTAATACTGTAGCACCATCCGGTTTAAGATACCCCCTGTCCTTTCCTGATGTTCCACTTACCGTAGCAGTAATCTGGTTGCCATCAGAGCCAAAGAATTTCCATGTTCCCTTGAAAATATTTGCATCTTCCGCATTTTTCAGATAAAGAAGTGTACCGTTCTCTATGCTGGATACATCAATCCTGCTATAAGCGTTATTTGTGGCATTGGAGATAGGATTGTCTCTCAACGTATTACCCACATAAGCATGTTTGAGCAATATTTCAAGAGTATTGCAAGGCAAATAAGGCAATTCCACACCTTCCGAAAGAGACTTGAGTTCATTTGATGTGTTATTTGCAATCTCCTTGGCCTCTCTGGACATTTCCTTAGCCTTAGCTATTTCTGTATAGGTTCCTTTTACATAATCAATTACAGGTTTGTAATACAATCCCAGAATACTATATCCGGAAACGGCACTTATCTTTTCGGTTGAAGCATGTATATACATATATTTCGCAGTACCTTGAACCTGTATTTGATACCCACTATCAGCGTATCCTGATTCAACATGATCACCTTCGGCATTTGTAAATTTAACAACCAAGCCCAAATCGGCAAGTCTGACTTGATTGTGATTGGTATCTATGACACTTATCACAAATCCAGTTGGAATATCAACGTCTAAAGCTTGTTTAAATCTTAAGTAACCTTCTGTGGAATTAGGATGAATGGATTGTCCCGTACCCGTCCATTGTCCGATTTCAAATTCAGATAATTTAAAAACATATCCATTGATTTCAACTTCTAACTCGGAAAGTTCCACCGTCAGGCTCTTGCGTGTATTGGGATTGACCACCGCATTATAGATAGTAGCCGGGTAAATGGTTTGTCCGCCCTTCGTCAGTTTATGCATTTTTACCATAATATCTCCTGTTTTAGCCTAAGTTCCGCCGGAACTTGGCCCGTTGTTATTTTATGTAATTATTTATTAATCTTAAAATCACTCAGCACATCATCATACTCCTTATCTGACAGAGATACGCTCTGCACCGCATTGTATGCGGCATAATCCGAATAGGGAATGATCTCCGCTGTGCTCTCATCCGTCTTGCCGGAAACGAGGATAACACCTGTAATCTCCACCGATACAAGATTGCAGATACCATCGGCAAAATCAGCATCAGAAAGATAGTATTCGCGTTTGACCGACAGAGTGCCAGGACGGAGTCCATGCCTGTCAAAAATGACCAGCAGACTACCATCATCAAGCCTACGGCAGTTCTTGTACCCGTGCCCGTCAAACTCCGCAACAACACATCCCGACAGGACTGTACGGTAAGTGAACCGGAAGGGAGTATTCACATCCCCATTCAAGTTCTTCTCTATGATCTTAAAATCGGACTGATAATTAATTTTCATACCTATAATATTGATGTTACATCGTCTATCTCCTCGGCTTTCAAGATGCCGGAAAGGTCAACACTTCCACCGCCTCCGGTTGTTCCTGTAGGACTCCATTTCCCCTTTATCTTGCAATCATATATAGGACCGGGTATGGTATCCCCCACGACAGCCCAGTCGCCCACAACTGGAGATGGGACAGCAGCATGCAATGCTTCTTCCGTAGAAAACAATCCCTTGTTGCGGACACTGTTCTGCTTGACCTTATCAATCTCGGTAGAAGTCTTACTAAAATTGTAGTTAAGCCGATCTGCCGCCTCACTCCAAGTACCTGTTTTATTTATCGAATTAAGTTCCATATCACTTCATTTTATTTGGGCAATTGGTTTTGATCCCATACAATCTCAGAACCTTTAACCATAATTATGCGTCCTCCCATTATCTGGGTCTGATATATATAACCGTCACTTCCTTTTTGCTCGACAACCATACTGTCCGGGCGGAAATACAAAACATCATTACTATTCGGGTCAAACATAGAAACCATGGGAATCAACCCTTTCAGTCCGTATATGCATGATATATCTATCAGGGAGGCGTTCGTATTATCACGCATCTCTATTGAGGGGATTCCATATTCATTTTCCGGCTCAATGCTTATTGTATAGCCATTTGAAGACTTGACTTTTACTTTTCCAACAAATTCAGGATTTCCATCTGCATCCCATTTGATGTTCCCATTGGCAAGCTGCCCGGAACCATCCTCATTCAACAGTATCTTGCCATTGGCTATTTCAACTTTTCCCCGGAAATATCCGCCCAAAGCATAGATATATCCTCTCAAGAATACATCACCGCCATGAGTGGCAACGAAGTTTGCCATGTTCGCCCATTCTTCATCGGTAGGTTGATAATTCGGATCATTTCGAAACCTCATCACGGTTATAATAGCCTGTTCAAGTTTTCCTCCTGCCCAAAATGCTACATCATCATCGTCATTGTATATGCCGCTAACTCCAGCTGTGACCTTTTGCATCCTACCATCCTTGTAGTTGCCCAGTTGGATCATATTGGCAAGGATCAAACCGCCAAGGATATCCACAGATCCATCCTTAATAGCACTGGCGATATAATTAATCGCCTGAAAACCGGCTGTTGCCTTGTCATTATCAAGAATGGACGGTTTCCAGTCTGTGGCGATGGTTCCACGCTCTAATTGAAGGTCACAAACGGTTGCGGTACCACTAATAAGAAATATACCACTGCCATTGAAGGTGATCTTATGGGTATATCTCTGATAAGAGGACGTAAGAGGCTGAGTTGTGCTGAAATCACCACACGAAACAGACACAGACGTACCCTTTGCTTTATAGCTGATAACATAACTTTCTCCTTTAATTAATGATACAGACTGAGACAAACTACCGATTGATGCAGAATACCCAGAGCCGGCAGCACTGTCCGAGGATACGGTAGCCACACCCGTCCAATGCTTGAGTTGCTTGCTGTATAGCTCGGTGGCCGCTGATAACTCGGTAGTTGCAGACAGTTCCTCCGTTTCGTAATCTCCAGTAAACCCGGAATTGCGCAACAGATTTACACTGCCAACGGCGGCGTTATCTATCGCATCCTTAGCATCTTGGGCAAGATCTGCAGCAGCCTGTATCTCATCCGGAAGACCTTCCATATTTCGCCATCCGGTAGAACCCTGCTCGATGTGGAACATACCCTTGATATCCACACCTTTATCCTGAGTGTATTCCATGTAAGTGGTCCGGTCCTTGTCACCAATATACGTATCTCCGTACACCTTCATCCGTGCCTTGCCAGTAGATTTGTCAAAATCAAAAGAAATAACGTCTTTCCCGGTCAAGGTAAAATCATTAATACCCTGATACATGATGATGGACGGAGAAACTTCGTTCACCGAAGAGAGAATTATCGCCGCCTGTCGGGTCATATCGGTCTTATGACCTAATCCCACGATATCATCACCTGCCACCGGAACATCGTTCTCGACATTAGGATCACATACGGTCTTGGACAAGTCTATATAGTTCTCACCCACTGCTGTGACCAACCGCCAGTAA